GGTTTAAAAGCAATGGGTGGCAAAGGGAAGGCCTTTGATAAGGGCAAGATGTTTGCTTATACAACTTCCGATGCAATGGCAACGGTTCGAGCCTCTGGGTATTTCGATGGTGTATCATCCGACTTGGATGCTGAGTATTTCATTGCCGTAAAAGCATCTGACGGTGTAAGTATTTTAGCGCTAACGCGAGACTCTACAGGTCTGATACTTACCACGGACACAAACATCCAGGCTATCACTGGTGCTGGCGCTGTAGATGTTATTACCGATGTTACTCAGTTCACCTCTGACGGCGCAGCACAGGCTTTGACTATTGCCGACGGGTATATTGGCCAACGGAAGGTTGTCGTTCATGTAGTTGATGGAGGAAGTGGCGTATTAACCCCGGCGAATGGGCTAGGGTATTCCACTATCACTTTCACAACCGCTGGCGAAGCTGTTGAGCTGATGTTCCTGGCAGGAGGATGGGCAGTAATCGGGTTCGGTGGTCTTACCGCTACATTACCGGCTATTGCTTAATTGGCACCATAACCAATCAAGGGGCTTCGGCCCTTTCGTTCTGACCAATGAGTGACAAACCAATGAGTGACAAACCTAAATTTACGATCTGGGTCAAAGAGAACAAGACTGAGATCAAGCTAAACGACGCTCCTGCAACGATTGCCCAAGCGCAAGCGAATGGATGGAAGCGGAAAGCAGGCCGTAAAGCAGCGGAATAAAGCACAGCCCGAGCCATTAGCGGGCACCAACACAGGGTTCTAGCATGGCCACAGCGCAATATTTCGTAGATAGAGCTATGTCTCGGGCTAATGTCAAAACAGCAGAGATCAACCTAGAGGCATCAGAGGCGCAAACAGGGCTAGATCTGTTAAACGATATGATGAGTGCATGGGAGGTTGTGCGACCTATTGGGTTTGTGGCTGCAGAGACTCTCGACACTGCTGTTCGCATACCTCGGTTTGCTTTTGGCGCTGTTGTAGACAATCTAGCTATCCTTATTGCGCCAGAATTTATGAAGCCAGTTAGCACAGAGTTGGCAGCAACGGCGTTAGGCTTGAAAACCGACATGCGCACCGCCTTGGTAACAATCAAGCGTGTTCAATATCCATCAACACTGCCAACAGGTTCTGGCAATCAGTGCCATGATTCTTTTCTGGATGATCGCTTCTTTCCTGCTGACATAGAGAAGAACTTCTAATGCCCCGCGTTCCGCTTGAGATAGGCACAGGGTTCTACGAGAGCGCGTCCCTGCCCTTGTCGGCGCAAAGATGTATCAATTTGTACCCTGTCATCCCACAGGCCACAGCGCTAAACCAGCGGGCACTGTTTGGATGCCCAGGAGCAAAGACGCACCCGACTACAGGCGCGACCATAGTTGGATCAAATCGCGGCTCTCAGGTGATGAAAGGCGTGGGCTATTTCGTCAACGGTTCAAGGCTGTATTCTGTGACCACTGCAGGAGTAATTGTTGATCTTGGTGCAATCACAGGATCGGGGCGTGTATCACTGGCTAATAACGGTCAGTTTATTGTAATCGTCGTGCCTGATGGTGACTCGTTCGCCTTTGACAGCGTTGCAAATACGCTTGCCCAAATCACAGATATCGACTTCATCACGTCCAGCACGGTCGTTTTCAAAGACGGCTTTTTCGTATTCAGTGCTGCAGATGGCAGCGTGTTCTTTAACTCAGCGCTGAACGATCCATTCAGCTATGACGCGCTCGACTTCGGAACCGCCGAGATTAACCCTGATCGGATTGTCGCTCTACATGTTAACCACAACGAGCTGTTTGTTGGTGGCGAAGAGACTATCGAGCTGTTCCAGAATATAGGCGGCTCAGGCTTCCCGTTTCAGCGGATACCCGGAGCGAACATACAGAAAGGCGTTTACGGGCGTTTCACCCTGGCTGAGTTTGATAACACCTTCGTCTTTGTCGGCGGCGGCAGGAATGAAGAGGCTGCAGTCTGGAAAGTGACCGGTTCAAGCTCGGTGCAAAAGATCAGTACATCAGCTATCGACAATGCAATTCAAAAGTTTACAGAAGCAGAAATAGCGAACGCCTTTAGCTGGACATATTCAGAAGGCGGCAACTTCTTTATAGGATTCACGTTCACATCGGGCAGAATCCCATCTAAGACATTCGTTTATGATGCCACTACATCTGCACTAGCCGGACAGTCAACATGGCATGAGCGCCAAACAGGGGTTACTGATAACCGTTGGCGTGTAAACTCAATGATCAGGCTAGGCGGAAAACTTCTAGTAGGTGATCAGATTGACGGGCGCATTGGTGAACTGGACCTAGAAACGTTCGATGAATACGGAGACGTTTTGTTCTGGTCTAAATCGTCATCACCATTCAGCAACCAGGGGCAGCGGCTGTTTGCAGGCGAGATCGAATTAACTATGGAGTCAGGGGTTGGATTAACGACTAGCCAAGGCTCTGACCCAGTTGTACGCATGGATTTCTCTGACAATGGCGGTCGGTCGTTCTCAAGCGAGTTCAGCCGCAAATATGGTAAGATTGGCGAATTCGAACAACGGACCATTTGGCGCAGACAGGGTGACTTCCCAGTCAGCAGGGTATTGAGGTTTACCGGGTCTGATCCTGTTAAGCGCAACATTATCAAACTAGAAGCTAATGCTGAGAGCGGGCCGCAGTAATGGCTGACAAGTTAATACCACCAAGCAGGAGGGGTGACTTTTTAACCCCTGGTGGAGAGTTAACCTTTAGATTCTTGAAATGGGTTGAGGCCGTAAACAGGCAGACAAACACATCGTCTGAGGATATAGAATCAAATGAAGAGACGCTTACAAGCACAGGGTCAAGAGTAAGCAGAAACGCGGCACGTATAAACTCACTAGAGCTTAAAGAGTTTGAGATTAGGCAGGTCACATCAAGCGTGACAACAGAAGAGAATCAGATATTAATTTGCAAGAACACAAGCAATATAGCTGTCACCCTTGACCCTCAAGCAATTGAAGAGGACGAAGTTCACATTAAACGTCGCGGGGCGAAGATAGATGTTATTGGGCCGATAGATGGGTTCACGAACAGAGCCATAAATATTAAGAATTACTCTATGCACTTGGTTTTTGATGGGATTGACTGGAGCGAGATCTAGTGAGTAACAATGTAATTCAGGAGCTACAGACTACCGCTTTCGGAGAGCTATCAGTTGCTCAACCAACTCCTATAGCTCAGATCTCAGCGCCTTATGGTTTGTTGGAGAAAGCTCAAGTTTTTACGGTTCTAGGCGGAACGGGGACTGCTACTAACTCTATGTTTGAGGCTAGTTCAGGCACAAATGCTAATGGATTAGCTGCTGTATTGAGTCGAAGACAGGTCACATACAGGCCAGGACAAGGGCTTTTAGGACGATTCACAGCTTTATTTGACACGCCGCAAGCAAATAGTTTTCAACAAGCCGGATTGATCATTAATACTGATCGGTTAGGATTTGGATACGAGGGCACAATTTTCGGAATTGTGTTTGAGCATGATGGCGAATCAGAAATCCAAGAGTTAACTATAACGACGCCAGCAGCGGGGGCAGAGGATGCCACAGTAACGGTAAACGGTACAGGGTTCACAGTCCCTCTAACGGCTGGAACAGTCCAGCACAATGCTTTTGAAATATCCGAATCCCTTAATTCACAGGTATCTGATTATTCATTTACATCCAATGATGATCAAGTAGTAGCACGTTCTCTTTTGCCGATCCCTGGCGGTTCTTTTGCATTCACTAGCAGCACCGCTGTTGCGGCTTGGGTTCAAGTGACAGCAGGATTGACGACAACATCAGATTTTGTGGCACAAGCAGACTGGAATGTAGATACTAGAATAAGCGCTGATACAGATATAAATCTGGACCCTGCTAAGGGCAATGTATATCAAGTACAGATGCAATATTTAGGTTTTGGTGGTATTCAATTTTATGTTGAAGACAAAGAATCAGCGAGATTAGTGTTGGTTCACACGATTCAATTTGCTAATACAAATATTGAAACTTCAGTTGGGAATCCTACATTTCGTGTGGGATGGCTAGTATCAAACGATGGGAATACTACGTCGATAACTTTAAAAGGAGGGAGTGCTGGAGGTTTTATTGAAGGGATAGCTGAGCGGACAGAAGCTCCTAGAGCTTTTGAAAATACAAATGCCACGGTCCCATCAGGATCAGCCGTAAATATCATAACATTAAGAAACCGAATAGTATTTGGGACTAGAAGGAACAGGGCTGAGATATTTGGATTAAGTCTTACATCTGCCACTGATAGCAACAAAGCGGCAATTATCGAAGCTAGAAAGAATGCCTCTATTACAGGGGATTTGGATTTTACTTATATTGATAAAACCAATTCTGTTATGGAG